ACGGCCACAAGTGTCCGATAGATCTGGTCATACTTCGTAACCAGATCATAGGGGCAGTTGGCTTCCAGAAAGTCCATGGCACTTTTCACACTCTCGTGTCTAGCCATGTCCATAGCTTCAGAGAAGACTTCATCTCTCTTCCGCTTGCGACTCTCCTTCTGCGAAGGCTCCTCGCCGATGATGAAAGGAGTAGGATCCTCCTTCTTGCAGTACTTCCAGTGATTCACAAACCACTGATCGTACGTCTGGCCTCCGTTCCGAATCCAGACAACGATGTTGGGGTGTTCCCCCCCAAGATCGAAGTAGGAAGTTCTCACCTCCTTCGTCGCCTCAAACTCCAGAAGGCAGTGCCAATGAAGATTGCCATCTTGATGGTGCTCTTGCCCTATGACCGCTCTCTTCAGACGCTGCTGAGCAGCTACAAAGCGAGCAAGGGCATCACGGGCTAGACTACTCTGCGAGTAGGTTAGAAAAAATCCAGTAGCTCTAAGTCGGTTGGGACGCGGCCCACGACTACGAGCGGCTGGTCCCAGACGAGGCAGTTCCCCCACTCCGCCAAGCTCTTCGAACTCAGGCGAGGGGTTTGGAGGAGCGGATTGGGACAGTACATCAAGTTGTACTTCCGAGGATAGAATGTCGTCCCAATCGCAAGCGAAGGGGACTTCCATTTCTTGACGCTCTTAGGCATCACTGCACCGACAAAAAACCCGGCAAAAACATTTCATTTCTTTGGCCTACAGTCGGCGCATTTAAAGTTGCACTTTCGGAAGTTGAAGTACCCCCAGGGGGATACCCTAAACATCCGGGGGGTAGGTACTTCGGCGAACTGGACTATTTTAGTCGCAGTAATACGCACGAGCACACCCAACAATCGTTGGGTTGCCAGCGGCGAAGCCGCTTGCCTTGGCCAACAAGAAGAAGTTGTTGTCCGACACCGTAGCCACAGTCGGTGTCGACGACGAGGCCTTGATGTTGCACACGATCGGCCTCTTGGGCTGGAACGTGAACTCAAACTGGCGCGATCCAATCGCGACAGAGTTCGTGTTCGCACCATCTGTGCCCGCCACAGTCGGGCTGCAGATGTAGGTCTTGCGCTTCAAGATCTTGAAGCGGCCTCCGGCTCCAGCTCCCATGGCCTGGTAGCTGAATGCGCACTGCAGTGCGGAGCCCATATCGGTGAAGACGTCTTCACCCTGGGCTTGCGTTCCGTTGGGCTGCGTGTCCTGTACCAGGCACACGGTCACCACGGGTGGGGCAGGCATGTCTGCCTGATCTGCGGCAAACGCGTTGCCGACCACTCCGCGTACGCGAAGTGCTTTGAGGAGGTACTTGCTACCTACGACCTGTCCGTACCCAGCGCCCACAGCGCTAGGCACAAGAGCAGAATCGGTGTACGCACCGACCGTCGTTCCATCCGATTGGATGTAATTGGTACAGGGTACTTCCGTACCTGTCCAGTCTGCGGCAATGGCCACATTCGCATTGAACGAAGTATCGAAATACTTCGTCTCCGGGGCGAAAGCAGAAGCACGCTTGTACTGACGGCGAACCGACGTACGACGCTTCTTTGAGGGCGACTTCGCCGCCCCGCTCGAACGCGAGCGCTTAGGCATTTCTTTGAAAGCCTATTTACCGAGCACAATGCACCCTCCGCTACCTATCGGCAGCTCGCTACGGGGCATCCTTTTTGGGGACGGGGGGGCCGAGGGGAAAGGGGTTCTAGAATCTTAAGGAACCCCATTTCCCCATTTGAAAGGGTTTAAAATATAAACCCTTGTTCACGGGCACTTGACGTCTTTTTGTAAGATATAGATATTCGGGGCCCGAGTAGAGCCACATGTCAGAATTCTGGGGGATTTAAAGAAAGAAGAAAAAGTAGGACAAAAAGAAGAAAGAGCAGTTCACACCGCCCTAGCCCGTCCCTGCGGTTCAAGTACAAGTACTAAACCGTCATCCACCAGCAGCATGTAAAGTGCTGGGGGATCTTTTCTATAAGCTATGAACTTATAGCATTCCGAGTCCGTGAGTACTGTGTAGCGGGTACGAAGAAATAAGGGAGCCCATATTTTTTTAATACAGCCTCACGTGGATGTTCACACAGTGAACACGGCGTCTGCAAGCAGCCACCTGTTCTTCGGTCGCGTCTTTCGACACCCACCGAGAGAACTCGCAGTTGTGCGTAAAGATCTTACGCGTTTTGGCGGGAATCACCACATGGGCATGCTTGACATCAATACCCGATGGTTCATCCCAATCCAGCAAGTGGATTACGGCAGTTGGTGGCCAGTGGCCCACGTCGAAATCATCGAAGATAATGCCTTTGCTAAAGTCGCAATCACGAAGCTGGTCACGATGACGGACCACAGTAGCTTCTGGCAGTAGGGCTCTAGCCCAAGCTGTTTTTCCTGTTCCGGTAGGTCCATTGATGTAAAGGCAGTGCCAATCATCAATGATCTTCGGAGCCAGTGGGAAATCCGAAACACTGCGTGCCGGAGACTGAGTTCCATGGAACGAGTTCCGAACGGCCACAAGTGTCCGATAGATCTGGTCATACTTCGTAACCAGATCATAGGGGCAGTTGGCTTCCAGAAAGTCCATGGCACTTTTCACACTCTCGTGTCTAGCCATGTCCATAGCTTCAG